TGGAACTAACACTGCCATCAGATTATTAGTATCTGATAGACTTCAGGTAGCAAATGCTGCTGCGGTTTATCAGACAAAAGCAATAGAACGATCAGCACTAGCGAACACCAATCTAGCAATTACCAATGTAAAAACTGGATTGACATCCACTAACACCGCAATCAGATTATTAGTATCTGATAGACTTCAGGTAGCAAATGCTGCTGCGGTTTATCAGACAAAAGCAATAGAACGAGCAGCACTAGCGAACACCAATTCATTTATCAAGTCACAACTTGCAAATACCAATTTAGCAATTACTAATGTAAAAACTGGGTTAACATCTACCAATACTGCAATCAGATTATTAGTATCTGATAGACTTCAAGTCGCTAATGCAGCAGCAGTTTATGCGACCAAATCCAGTCCAACAACTTCTGGATTACATGCACATACTGGCCGCGCTACAATATCAACCAATCTAACAGTATCTGGCAATACAGTTGTTACTGGTGTTGTAGCAAATGCATCTTTGGGAGCAGTTGGTAGTTTCCTAGCAACAACTGGCACAACTACATTTTGGTACAATGTTATCGATGGTGGGACTTACTAAATTTCAGTATATATAATATTATAGTATAGGTAAATACATGATGATAATAAAATGAACAAAGTAAAATTTCATACTATAGATCAAATAAATTCAGATGTAACCACATTTATTTTATCTTGTAATAGATTGAATGAATTAGATAAAACTATAAATTCTTTTATTTCCACAAATGCTCATTCAGATAAACCTCAAGAAACAAAAATTGTTATTCTTGATGATTCAAATGAACTTGGTGTTTTTGAAACACTAGTCGAAAGATACGGCAGATTTTCAGATGTTATTTGTTTTCCTAAAAATCGAGGGCAATGGTGGGCATTAGATTTTATGGTGTCATATTGTGATTCTGATTATATCTTTTATCTTGAAGATGATTGGGAGTTCATAAAGCCTGGATATATAACTAAATCAAAACAGATATTAAACAAGTATCGTGATATTGGTGTTGTAGATATTTCTTTGAGAAATTTTGAATGGCAAGGAATGGATTGCTATCATCGTCATCTAGTAGATGATGAATTTTATTATAAAAAAACATGGAGGATTACAAACAATCACTTTTGCTGGCAAGGATGGGCTGGAAGCCCAAATCTAAAGCGGCGTGATGATTTGATTATGTTGGGTCGTGTAGAAAAATGGCATAACGAATGGAACATTGATCGTAGATTTCATGCGCTTGGCTTCAAATCTATTTTTCTAAAAGATCAATATGTCGTTCATCTAGGTGATCATTGCAGTCGTATGGAAAATAAACGCCCAGATGATAGAACTGTTCCTACTGATCATTATCCAAAAGAAGTTTTAGCAAATAGAACATATCCAATTTATGATTATTTGACAACTGATCGTGTGTTTTCAAAAAAGTATGAAGAATCTAAATTCAAAGATAATGATGTTACATTAGTAACTATGCTTTTGGATATTGATCGCGAAAAAACAGACAATAGAAATTTTGAAGATCACTATCTTTCTGGCTTGTCTTCGTTGATAGACACTCGCCATCCAATAGTAATATTTGCTGATTCAAAGTACCACTCTAGAATTCGGGATATGAGAAAGGATCTTCCAATAGAATTATATCATTTCAGCACACATAATCTAGAAGCACAAAATTATTTTGAACCAATTCAAAAAATCATTTCTACTGATGAATGGAAAAATCAATCTGTGTGGATGAAGTCGAGCATAATAAATTCAAGATATTATATTCCTCTTACACACATGAAAACAAGATTATTGAATACTGTAATGCTGAACAATGTTTTTTCTAGTTCTCATTTTTATTGGATTGATTCTGGAATGATCAAAAGTTACAATGTTCCATTCACATTTGATATTGTAGATATGAATAGAATTTATCGCGATGGGCTTTACATGATGAAATACCCATACTCAAACTATGAAGAAATACATGGCTATAACAAAAGAGGATATGAAAAACTATGTGAAACTATTCCAGCGTATGTTTGTAGGGCTACATTCTTTGGTGGAGAAAATAAATATTTGATTCCTTTTTTCAATGCATATGAATTATATCTACAAAAAAGTTTAGAAAATGGTTATATTGGTACTGAAGAGTCTATCTTTACTATTATAGCAGAAAATCATCCAGAAATAGTTGCGCCATATATGCTACTGAATGGCGACATATCACATCATCTACATTATTTGAGGGGAACATAATAATGCGTTTCCATATTTTAGGACTCCCACACACCGTAACATCTAAAGAGTTTGTTGCTTGCGCGTATACTCAAAAAGTTTTGAAGTTTGCTAAAATGATGCGAGCAAAGGGGCATTATATTATTCATTATGGGCATGAGGATTCGCAGTTAGATTGTGATGAGCATGTTGCAGTAATGACAAATGAAATATTTAATAAAGTCTATGGCACACATGATTGGCGTCGTAACTTTTTCAAATTTGATACGCAGGATGAAGTATATCAAACATTTTATAAAAATGCCATAGAAGAAGTGGGTAAAAGAAAACAATATAAAGATTTTCTATTGCCTTTTTGGGGATCGGGTCATAAGCCTATTTGTGATGCTCATCCAGATATGATTGTTGTTGAGCCGGGCATAGGTTATGCGGGAGGACATTTTGCGCGTTGGAAAATATTCGAATCGTATGCGATGTATCATGCGTATTATGGATTAGAGTCTGTGGGTACTTGTAAACAAGATTGGTATGATGTTGTTATTCCAAATTACTTTGATCCAGACGATTTTGAATATTCGGAAGATAAATCGGATTATTTTCTGTTTCTAGGCCGTGTGTATGAAGGCAAAGGTGTTCATATTGCTATTCAAGCTACAGAAAAGGTTGGTAGCAAATTGATAATTGCTGGTCAAAACGATCTATCCGATATGGGATTTAAAGAACCACCACCTCATGTTGAATGTGTTGGATACGCCGATGTTGAAACGAGAAAGAAGCTTATGTCAAAAGCCAAGGGCGCATTTATAGCAAGCATGTATAATGAACCTTTTGGTGGTGTTCAAGTTGAAATGTTATTTTCGGGAACACCAACTATTACTACGGATTGGGGAGCATTTACTGAAAACAATATACATGGTGTAACTGGATATCGTTGCAGAACTTTCGATCATTTCGTATGGGCGGCAAAGAATATTGATAAAATATCTCCAAAAGTTTGTAGAGAATGGGCTATCAATAATTTTTCATTAGAGCGCGTTGGTTCAATGTACGAAGAATATTTTGACATGGTTTCTAATGTATATGGCAAACAGGGGTGGTACGAACCAAATAATAGAACTGATTTGAATTGGCTTCGTAAATACTTCCCAAATACTACTGAAATATTCAATCATGAAAAATCACTCAATGAAGGGGCATACAACAGGGGTGTGAATTTATCGATAAAACCAACGCCCGATGGGAGTGTTTTATTGGGGTAGTTTGTTCAAAATGTCGCTATGTTTAGAAAAAAGTTTTATAAATAACTTGTAGATATTAAATAGGAGGTGTGATTATGACTAATCCGGTTCTAGATTTATTTAATGATAATCCTCAATCGTTTCACGATAAAGTCCGCGATACCCTTATGCAAAAGGTTTCTGATCGATTGGAATTAGAAAAAGCTGTGATTGCATCTAATTTATTTTCTCCAAAGAATTCTACAGAAGAATCTCCAGAAGGTGATATCGGCACGCCCGTAAGGGTAGAAGAACCAACATCAAGCGAGGAATAAATGTCAAAATCCTTTAGAGACCTAGTTGAAGCAATAAACTCTCGTGAAGCAAAAGAAAAGGCACCAACAAACGGAAAGGTTGGTGGAGAACCTAAAGCTGACGGAGAAAAGGCTTTCGCAAAGGCGCATGGATATCCTGTAGAGAAGGGTGGAGAATATGATTATGCGAATTCCACTAAGAATTCGGATGATGTTTTAAACGCAAGAAAGCAAAAAGAAGCTGATTTAGATTCGGCTGGTCAAAAAGATTCAGTTCAGCAGGGCACGTCAAAACTAAAAGATTTGTCTGGATTTATGGGAAAGAAAACACCAGCAAGGCGAGGAGACTCCAAAGATGGCAATAAAGTAGCCGTAAGAATGTCTCCTTCTTCTGTGGAGGCATTTAAAGAAGAAGTAGAGGATATTGCAGAAGATAATTACGTAGTGTCTGATTTAGTTAAAATTGTCAAAAGTGGGAAATCGAGTAAAGTCAACTTCAGAGATGGCGATGCCACACTTGTAAATGTAATGACAGCTAAAAAAATGATGGAAATTTATAATCAACTAAACCCAGATAATGCTGAAAAATTCCGCGAAACAGTCAATAAAAACGCAGCTGGGTTTTTAAAGATGATGAATTTTACCATGACTTCTAGGAAGGGATCTAAATAATGGCTGCGAACACAGGAAATGGAATCGTACTAAAGGGCATAAAGGGTGGATTTGTAATTGCTAAATTCATCTCCGGTGGATTTATAAAGACAAACCATGTTACTGCAACTATTGGTGCTAATAGTGCTGGCGAAATCGTTCAAGAAATGTTTATCAATTCAATACAGGTAAACACCAGCGGTGCAAACAGTGTATACTTTACAATTCTAAGAGGCGGAAACACCATTGGTGCATTTGCCGGACAAGATTATATTGATTTGTCTGACGGTAGAATATTGGACGCAGAAGGTGGCAATCCGAGTGCAAATCTTGTTGTTACGAAAACAGGAGCTGGTCCATCTACATTGATTCTAAAAATTCACAAGAGAAGTGCTATTTCTGGAGGTTCAAGTTACTAACATGAAACTAATCACAGAAATTTTTGAAAACGTGTCGCTCATTACTGAAGACGCAGAAAATGGTGGAAGTAAAAATTATTTCATTGAAGGCATTTTCATGCAAGCTAATGTGAAAAATAAGAATGGTAGAGTTTATCCTGTGGATATCTTATCAAGAGAAGTAAAACGATACAACGAAAGTTATATAAATGAAAATCGCGCATATGGGGAACTTGGCCATCCAACAGGACCCACAATCAATTTAGAGCGCGTTTCCCATATGATAAAGAGCTTGTATCAAGATGGGAACAATTTTATTGGTCGCGCTAAAATTATAGACACACCGTATGGTCAGATTGTGAAAAATCTAATGAATGAGGGCGCTAAGTTGGGCGTTTCTTCAAGAGGTATGGGTTCTCTAACAGCTAATCGATCTGGCGCAGCGGAAGTTCAACCAGATTTTTATTTAGCTACAGCAGCAGATATTGTAGCTGATCCATCCGCCCCAAACGCTTTTGTCGAAGGTATCATGGAAGGTCGTGAATGGATCTATGAAAACGGTATGTTCAGAGAAGTTGATTTAGCAAATGCTCGCAGGCTCGTTCACAAAACTGTTTCCCGCGAAGATCGAGAAGCTGTATTCGTGAAGATTTTTGAAAGATTTTTACATAAACTGTAAAACAATAATTTTATAAATATTAAAGAATTATACAAAGGAGATGTTCTATGACTCTATCAATGAATGATCTAATCGAAAAGAAAGCCAACGCCCGAGAAGGTGCCTTTGGTCCGGGAACTGAAGTTCCTGAACCAGTGGCAAAAGTTGCCAAGGCACCAGTTGCAGGAAATGGCAATGGCAATGCCAAAGCTGAAGGACATGACAATGGCAAGGCTAATGGCAGTGGCAAGGCTAATGGCAAAGCTAACGGCAATGGCAAAGCAAATCTCAACGGCGTCGAGGGCGATGATGCGGAAGTGTCGGATGATGTAGAGAAAAAGGCTAAAGATAAGGAAGATAAGGCTATTATGCGGGCTTCCAAAATCAAAGAAACTATTGAAATTTCCCGTGAAGATTTGGATCTATCAGAAGACCTAAGTGCTATGTTTGAAGGTTCTGATCTTTCTGAAGAAACACAGGAAAAGATAACAGTTATTTTTGAGACAGCGGTTGTTACAAAAATAAATGAAAAGCTAGCAGAATTATCTGCGCAGCTTGCTGAAGAAACCACATCTGCACAAGATCAGGTTTGTGAAGAGCTTACAGATAAAATGGATCAGTATCTAGATCACGTTGTAGAGCATTGGCTAGAGGATAACAAACTAGCAGTCGAAACTGGCATAAAGACACAGCTAACAGAAGAATTCCTGGCTGGTCTAAAGAATCTATTTACTGAACACTACATTAATATCCCAGAAGAACAGGTAAATGTAGTTGAAGAACTAGCTGCAAGAGTTTCAGAATTAGAAGAAAAGCTAAACTCGCAGATCGATGAAAATGTAGGCCTAAGACAGGAGATCGAAGGGTTTGAGCACGATGTTGCTTTTGTTGAAGTAGCTGAAGGCCTAACTGAAACCCAAATTGCAAAACTAGAATCCCTAAGTGAATCTATCAATGCAGAATCACCTGTTTCATATAAGACAAAGCTGCAAACTTTGCGTGAAAATTATTTTCCAGCAGATACAACACGTTCAAATGAAATAACTTTGGATGATGAGCCAGTTGATGCTGATGGAGAAGAAGGAACACAACGGGTGACACCGGAAATGAGTTCTTACATGAGCGCAATTTCTCGTGCAGTCAAAAAATAGTTTTTTATAAATAACTTTGAATGAATAGCTAAAAGGAGAATAAAAATGTACGATAATGAATCACTATTCAAGAAGTGGGCCCCAATTCTTGAACATCCAGATCTTCCAGGAATTAAAGACATTCACCGCCGTGCTGTTGTTGCTACACTACTAGAAAATCAGGAACGCGCTTCGCGTGAATCTGCTATTGGTTCTGGTGGTTATCGCTCTCCAACACTACTAGGTGAAGCTGCACCAGTAAACGCAATGGGAAGTTCTTCTTCTACTGCCGCCGATGGTGCTGTTGATATTTTCGATCCAGTCCTAATTTCACTGGTTCGGCGTTCGATGCCAAATCTAATTGCATATGACATCTGCGGCGTACAGCCAATGACTGGTCCAACAGGCCTGATCTTTGCTCTACGTTCACGTTACACTTCGCAGAGTGGTACAGAAGCTCTATTTGATGAAGCTAACACAACCTTCTCTCGTTCCGCTGCAGGCAACACTGCTTCTCAGCTGGTTGTTGCTAACAGCACTACTGGTCGTGCGCAGACTTCTAACGATCCAACAACCCGTACCAGCGGTGCAACGACTTCAAGCTATACCTTTTCAACTGGTCTTTCAACTACGAACTCTGAAGCACTGGGTGACACTACGCAGAATAACTTCAACGAAATGGCATTTAGCATTGAGAAAGTTGCAGTCACAGCAGTTTCTCGTGCGCTAAAAGCTGAATACACAATGGAATTGGCCCAGGATCTTAAGGCTGTTCATGGTCTTGATGCCGAAACAGAATTAGCAAACATCTTGTCTGCTGAAATTCTTGCGGAAATCAATCGTGAAGTTGTTCGTACAATCAACTTCGTTGCTACTGCTGGCGCCACAGAAAATGTAACAACCACTGGTACTTTCAATCTAGACACCGACTCAAATGGTCGTTGGATGGTAGAGAAGTTCAAGGGTCTTTTGTTCCAGATTGAACGTGAAGCTAACCAGATTGCTAAGGCAACCCGTCGTGGTAAGGGTAACGTAATGATCTGCGGATCAGACGTTGCTTCGGCTCTACAGATGGCAGGTGTTCTTGACTATACACCAGCACTAGCAAATACTCTAACTGTTGATGACACAGGCAACACTTTCGCAGGTGTTCTTGGTGGGCGTGTAAAGGTCTACGTTGACCCATACTTCTCATCATCAGCAGGCAACCAGTATTTCAATATTGGTTACAAGGGTTCTTCATCCTTTGACGCTGGATTATTCTACTGCCCATATGTACCTCTACAGATGGTTCGTGCAATTGGCCAGAACAGTTTCCAGCCAAAGATTGGATTCAAAACTCGTTATGGAATGGTGCAGAATCCTTTCGCTACGACTAATGCGACTGGCGTAATGGGTGGTGTTGGTACAAACAACCAGAACAAGTATTATAGATTTGTTAAGGTGACTAACCTAATGTGATTCACACTCTTTTTAGTGTGCAATAGATAAAGTTGTATATTAAGACGAGATAATCATAAAATCGTGTATAAATACTCCTAGGGGAAACTCTAGGAGTATTTTTTTATGGAAAAACAAACATTAGGCACAAATATTAGACGCGAAGCGATTTTGTACTAATGACAACAACTTTAAAAACCCAACCATCAACATTAAATCCTCTTAGCCCTTTAGGCTTCAAGTTTGCTATAAAACGAGTGCCTAACGTAAGCTATTTTTGTCAGAATGTTCAGATACCCTCTGTTAGTATTGGTTCAATTGACAATAACACTCTAATAGCAAGCATACCATACCCTGGCAGCAAACTGACATTTGAACCACTTAACCTTAGATTCAAAGTCGATCAAAATTTGAAAAATTATCTTGAAATATTTAATTGGATATCTGGTCTTGGTCACCCAAACTCATTAGATGAAACAAAAGCACTATCACAAGCTGCTGACATACCAAGAAAGAGACTTGGTACAGCATCTTCATATGTTAGCGATGGTGTATTGGTTATTTTAAGCGCACTGAAAAACCCCATTCACCAAGTTTTCTTTAAGGATTTATTTCCAATATCACTATCGGAACTTATATTTGATTCTACACAAACGGATGTTGAATATTTAGAAGCAACTGTTACGTTTAAATATCTTGGATTCAAAATAGAAACAATATAACGCTTGACATTAGTGATAGATTGTTATATTATAGTTGTGGAGGTATAAAATGAAGCTTTCACAAATCATTGACGCTTGGAAAGAAGATTCCAAGATAGACGACCTAAACATAGATAACGAAAGTGTAAAGATTATTTCGCTACATGCGAAATATATTGAATGGTTGAGTAACTCTCGAGGCACTCTAAGAGGATTTCATATTCAGAGGAATCATCTTACAAAGAAGTTGCGCGATTATTATCTAGGTGTCTCCACACAAGAACAATTAGAAGAATTGAAACGCGATCCTCATGGTGAACGTATATTAAAAAATGAATTGATGATGTTTGTTGAGTCGGACGAACTTATGATTGATTTGAACACTAAGCTGACTATCCAAGAAGAAAAAGTGGAAACGCTTACTGAAATCATGAAATCGATAAATTCTAGGAACTATATTCTAAAGAATTATATAGATTGGAAAAGGTTGATGTTAGGTGGCTGATATAATCATTGAAAAAATCTCCAATAGTTATATCAGACTAATCTGTGAACAATCTATTATAAGAGAATTATCCGATAGATTTACATTTGATGTACCTAATGCTAGATTTTCCCCATCATATAAGAAAAAACATTGGGATGGTAAGATTAGATTGCTTAACACTCGCAACAACACATTGCTTGCGGGTTTGATTCATAGTGTTCTTGAATATGCTGCGGAAAATAATCACACTATACAAGACAAAACGAGTCTAACTGCAACTGAAAACTTTTCTATATCTGAATCAAAAGAATTTGCAAAAACGCTATCCTTGCCGCTAGAAGTTAGAGATTATCAATTTCGCGCACTAGCTTTAGCAGTTAGACACAAACGATGTGTTTTGATTTCGCCCACAGCAAGTGGCAAATCACTCATAGCATATATGATTGCGAAATATTACAATAAGAAAACTCTTATTGTTGTTCCTACTATATCTCTAGTCTCTCAAATGACTAAAGATTTTAAAGATTATGGGTATGAGGAAAATATACACGGCGTTATTGGTGGCGTAGAAAAAACTACAAATTTGAATATAACCATTTCTACTTGGCAATCTGTTTATGAGCAACCCGAATCTTTCTTTGAGGATTTTGAAGTAATCATTGGAGACGAAGCTCATATATTCAAGGCTAAAAGTCTGACCTCTATTATGAGTAAAATGAAAAACACATCATATCGAATAGGTATGACTGGAACATTGGATGGATCTGAAGTCAATGAATTAGTTCTTACTGGGTTATTTGGTAAGATAGAAAAAATAGTAGATACTTCAACACTGATTTCTTCTGGCACGCTTGCAGAGTTACGAATAAAGGTTTTACTTTTGAAATATGATAAATCTGTCGGAGCTTCATTGGCTGGTCAAGGGTACCATAAAGAAATTGAATATATCATATCTTCAGAATCTAGAAATAAATTCATAAAAAATCTTGCTGTATCTTTACCAGGAAATACTCTAATTCTGTTTGCTTTCGTGGAAAAACATGGTAAAATTCTTTATGAGATGATAAAAGAAAAGAAGCCTAATAATACATTCTTTGTTTCAGGTGAGGTGGATTCAGAAGATAGAGAATCGATTAGAACTACAACAGAAAGTTTGAACGATTCTACTATTGTAGCTAGTTATGGTGTCTTTAGTATGGGTATAAATATAAAGAGATTGCATAATATTATATTTGCAAGTCCTTCTAAAAGTAGAATAAGAGTTTTGCAATCGATTGGTAGAGGGTTAAGGAAAGGTAATGACAAAGACAAATGTAAACTATTTGACATTGCAGACGATCTATCATATAGAGACAAGAAAAACTTTACTTTACTACATTTGATTGAACGAATAAAGATGTATAATAATGAAGAGTTTCCTTATGAAATTCATAACATTAACATAAAAGGAAAATCAAATGGATAAAATAATTTATTTAAAACTGCTTAACGGTGAGGACATAGTGGCTACTTTATTGGAAGAAACAAATGAATCTGCTATTATCACTTATCCTTTATTGATAAAAACGCTTTTGAATCCACATAACAGTATGCAGTACAGCACCTTCTTTTCTTGGATTCCAATAAAAGAAATCTCATGTTCTAAGATTACCATTAATAAACAGAACATCATAGCTATGATCGAAGGACCAGAAAGCATTATAAAAGCATACTGTGAATTCTTCAAAAATAGCACAAATTCAGATAGTCAAGAAGAATCTTTTGAAGAGGGATCTTCTGAAGAAGACACATCTGAAGAAGACACATCTGAAGAAGACTCATCTGAAGATATGTTTGATATAAGAAAATTTGTATCTAAGTCTGAGACCGTACACTAATATATCACTTTGCTTAAACACACAATGATTATTATACCAGTGGAGATAGATTATGTCAAGTAAAAAAGCTAAAGTACATTATGTAAATAACGCTGAACTTTTAGAGGCAATGAAGAGTTATAAAAAAGAGTGCAATAAGGCAAAAAGGAACAAACAACCATCACCACGAGTTCCGAAGTATGTGGGCGAATGTTTTATGAAGATTGCTACACACTTGGCATTTAGGCCCAACTTTTCTAACTATACGTTTCGTGATGATATGATTAGTGATGGCATAGAAAATTGTCTCCAATATATTGAAAACTTTGATCATAAAAAGTCGAGCAATCCCTTTGCTTATTTTACTCAAATCATTTATTTTGCATTCATCCGTAGAATACAAAAAGAAAAGAAATATCTTTACACCAAACATACTATGACACAGATGGCTGAACTTAACAATCAAACTAACGATACACAAGCCCATGATAGCACCGTATATAAAATCAATTTACAATATGGCGAGTGGTCACAAGGACAGATGCTTGCGTTCATGGAAGAATTTGAGCAAAATAAACGTAAGCGCCGCAAGAGAACTATTGACAATACGACTATAAAAGACTAAACTATACATATGAAATCAGCAATTATTACAGATACTCATTGGGGTGTACGGGGCGACAGTCGGGAATTCCTTGACTATTTCGTGAAATTTTATTCGGAGCAGTTTTTTCCCGAATTAGACAAGCGCAATATCAAAACTATATTTCATCTTGGCGATATTGTTGATAGGCGAAAATATATTAACTTTGTTACACTAAGATCATTGCGAACTCACTTTATAGAACAAGCCGAAAAACGAAATATTGATGTTCATATTATTGTTGGTAATCACGATATCCCTTATCGCAATACAAATGAAGTAAATGCCATTAGAGAAGTTTTCTCAAGATACAAAAATGTGCATTTGTATTCAGAGCCACAAGAAATAGATGCGGATGGTTGTAAAATTCTATTAATGCCTTGGATCAACAACACTAATTACAAAGATTGTTTTGATGCTATCAAAGCTACAAAGTCTCAGGTCATGTTTGGGCATTTGGAAATAAAAGGGTTTGAGATGTATAGAGGCATGCCTTCACATGAAGGGCTTGAATCAATCCTATTTGAAAAATTTGATATTGTTGCTAGTGGTCACTTCCATAAGAAATCCCATAGAGGTAACATTCATTATCTAGGCACACCATATCAAATGATGTGGAATGATTATGATGAATCTAAAGGATTTCATATTTTTGATACAGAAACGAGGGAGTTTGAATTTATCATAAATCCATTTTCAATGTTTCACAAAGTATGGTATAATGATGAAAATAAAGAAATGGAGGAAGTAGTTAAAAAGGATTTTTCATACTTGAAGAATACTTATGTCAAAGCTGTTATACAAAATAAAACGAATCCGTATTGGTTCGACATATGGATCAATAAAATTTATGAAGCAGAACCATTGAATGTTTCTATAGTTGAAGATCATAGAAATCTAGATACTATGAGTGATGAAGACATTCTTGAAAATGCTGAAGACACTTTGACGGTTTTGAGTAAATATGTTACAGCACTAGAAACTAAAGCAAATAAAAATGATTTAGAAAAACTTGTGCGATCATTGTATAATGAAGCAATAGATTTGGAGTCGGGCGAATGAAAACTCCCAAGAAGCCATCTAGGTCGTTTATTAATATTAGTACATATAACCCCGCTGAACCATATATTCCCGTAGCTTCATGGGAAATAAGCCCAGGAAATCATATTGCTTTATATTCACATGTGAATTGGTTTAATAGAAAGATGATAAAGATTTGTTTTGGATGGAAATATAATAAAATAGAATCATGATAATATTTGAAAAAATAAGATGGAAGAACATCTTATCAACTGGTAATGCATTTACAGAAATACAGTTGAATAGATCACCAAGCACTTTGATTGTAGGCGAGAATGGTACTGGTAAAAGCACCATTCTCGATGCTTTGTGCTTTGGTCTTTATGGTAAGCCTTTCCGTAAAGTAAAGAAGGATCAACTTATAAATTCAATAAATGGCAGAGAAGCTGTCGTTGAGGTTGAGTTTTCAGCATACAACAGAAAGTATAAAATCGTAAGAGGAATAAAGCCAAATATTCTTGAGATTTATCAGAACAACAAAATGATTAATCAGACAGCTGCCGTTAGAGATTATCAGGAAGTTGTAGAAAAGAATATTCTAAGAATGAACATGAAATCTTTTACACAGATTATCATTCTAGGCTCTTCTTCGTTTGTACCATTCATGCAGCTTCCCGCAGCAGCTAGACGAGAAGTGATCGAAGATTTATTGGATATTCGTGTATTTTCTACAATGAGTGCGCTATTGAAGGATAAGGTTGCAGAAAATAACAGACTGTTTCTTCTTGCAGAAAAGGACATATCGTCCATAAAAGAGATGATGCAGATGCAAGAAGAAACGCAAAAGCGACTGACTCGCGATAATGATAAAATCATAATCGAAACAAAATCTCAAATAAAAGACGCAGAAGCAAGAATCAAAGAATACGAAGAAATTCTATCAAACATATCTCTCGATATGAATAACTTAATTGAAAGCATCTCAGACGAATCTAAAGTTTCTAAGATGAATATAGAAGTGGATAATATTGAAAGCAAACTAAATCATAAAATAAAGAGAGAACAAAAAAGTATTTCATTCTATAATGAAAACGATCATTGCCCTACTTGTACGCAAGAAATAAGCAACGATATAAAGCTCAATAAAATAAACGAAAAGACTTCTTCCATAACTGAAATAGAAAAAGCACTAGACCAATTAAAATCAAAGCAAGAAACTATTGTAAACAGATCAAATGAAATTTATGAAGTACACAAAAAGATACAAAGCCTTAGAAGCACAGAATCTGAATATAATTCTAAGGTAAAAGAAGATAAAAGAGAAATAACACTGTATGATGAAAGACTAAAAGATTTATCTACTATACACAATGATGAAATAAAAACCATTATTGATGAGTTAATAAAAAAATTTGAAACTGTAGAAAGACAAAGGGAAACTATCATACGAACTAAAGAAGTTTATGATATTGCTAGTGTTATATTGAAAGATACCGGAATAAAATCAAGAATTATCAAGCAATACATTCCAATCATAAACACCTTGGTGAATAAGTATCTAGCATCTATGGATTTCTTTGTGAAGTTCGAATTGAATGAAACTTTCGAAGAACGCATTCTTTCTCGCCATCGCGATGATTTCACATATGAATCATTTAGTGAAGGCGAAAAGATGCGTATTGACTTAGCATTATTGTTTACTTGGAGAACTATAGCCAGAATGAAGAATAGTGCAAGTACCAATCTTTTGATACTTGATGAAGTGTTTGATGCATCGTTGGACACAAACGGGTGTGATGAATTTTTGAAAATTATGCACAACCTAGAAAATGCGAATATTTTCGTTATCTCTCATAAAGGAGATGTTCTACAAGATAAGTTTAGGAATTCTATTAAATTTGAGAAGAAAAATAATTTTAGCAAAATGGTGATAACATGAAATATAATTTATCATATAATAGCTGGGGATGGAAAGAAAAATTAGCAGCAACTAAAGTTATCTTTAGTGGAAATTACACTATGAATAGGCATGTTGAAAAGTTTGAAGAACATTTTGCTAAAAAAATGAAAACGAAATACGCAGTAATGGTTAACAGTGGAAGCTCTGCAAATCTATTGGTCATAGCAGCATTGATATATTCTGGAGATTTGAAACCAGGAGATGAAATATTGGTTCCAGTTGTTTCCTGGAGTACAACATATTCACCATTAATTCAATATGGCATTAAGCCAATTTTTATGGATTGTGATATCGATACTTTTAATTCCTCTACAAATAATATTCCATCAATATCAAACAAAACTAAAGCTGTATTTGCTGTGAATTTACTTGGACTTCCGGCGGATTTACAGAAATGGAAAAACTATTGTGAAAATAACAATATGATATTGATAGAAGATAACTGCGAATCATTAGGGGCAACCGAAAATAATCAACAAGCAGGAACATTTGGTTTAATGGGGACATATTCCTTCTTTTTCAGCCATCATCTACAAACTATGGAAGGAGGAATGATAACAACAAATTCAAGCAAATTATACAATATATTGAAATCTCTTAGAGCGCACGGATGGATACGAAAATTAGATGCGAGGGATTTACAAAAAGATGTTGAATATGATAATTGGCTTAGCTCTAGAAATCCATTTAATATTAATTTTTCATTCGTTCTTCCTGGATATTGCGTAAGACCAGTTGAAATAAGCGGAGCAGTTGGAATAGAACAACTCAAAAAATTAGATGAATTTATAGAAAAACGAAGAAAAAATGCTGAAGTTTTTCAAAATGAATTTTATAAATATACAATACAAAAAGAAAAACACAATCAAAAATCCAGTTGGTATTCCTTCGGTATAATATTTCCAGAATATGTAAATACATTTTCTGTATATTCAACATTAAAATCCCACGGAGTAGATTGCAGACCTATTGTAGCAGGAAACATATTAAGTCATCCTTTATCTACTCATTTTGAACAAAATAAAAAACAATCAATAAATGAGTTTCCTAATGCTAATAGACTTCATAACAATGGGATTTTTATTGGTAATTCGTCAAGAAATTTAAGTCGAGAATTGCAATTTACAGCAAACCTGTTGAATAGTAATTTCAAATGAGTACATGTCTAGTTTTGGGTGGATCTGGAAAATTAGGATCCGCTCTTGTTAAAGAATTACAAAACAATTCTAAACATACAGAAGTTATATCTCATTCTAGCAAAGATTGCGATTTAACTCTTCAAGAAAATACTTCCAACTACATACGCAATATGAATCCTGATGTGATTTATAATTGTGCTGGAATTGTAGGTGGAATATTATTTAATTCAAAACATAATCCGTCTTTATTATTGTCTAATTCTCTTATGGCATTAAATGTTGCATCAATCTGCAATACGTTAAGCAAAGTATATTACTATATATCGTCTTCTTGCGCTTATCCTAAAAATTGTAATCAGCCAATGAAAGAATATGATTTATGTACTGGATCAATAGAAGAATCAAATAAAGGGTATGGATTAGCTAAACAAGTAGGGATGGAATTATGCAATTTGAATCCTACTTGGAGATCATTTATTCCGTGTAATTTATATCACGAAAATGATGAATTTTCTAAACATAGTCATGTCCTTCCCTCATTAGTGAGGAAAATTTGTTTAGCTAATGAATATGGCTTGAAGATTGTTGAAATATGGGGAGATGGAAATGCAAGGAGAGAGCATCTATATACTAGCGATTGTGCAAGAGCAATAAATATTGCAACAAACGAAACAACAGAAAAAATCGTAAATATAGGAAGTGGAATAGATCATAGCATCATCGAACTTGCTGAAAAAATAAAACAAAAGGTTGGATGGAATGGTAGATTTGTATTTAATCCATTCAAACCGATTGGAATGGCTCAAAAATTATTAGATATATCTATTCTAAATAGAACTTCTTGGAAGCAATATAATTCTACACATATAGATAATGGAATTTGTTTATTAATTGAGGGGTTTCATAAGCAAAGTGTACAACAACGCCAAATGATGGATAACGATACCGATTGACATATACCTTTGTATGATATATGATATAAGATATTGACTTCAGACTGAGGATAATATTATGAATTTATTAAAAAATAATGATTCGCTTCTAAGACAAGTATGTGAGCCATTCGATTTTCTAACTGGAATTGAAGTCGATGGCAAGACGCTAACTGCTACAGATTTGTTTGAATTATTAAAAACCATCATGTGTAAGAATCGAGGATTGGGGCTATCTGCGTGTCAAATAGGAATTATGACGCGAGCATTCGTAATAGGTGATCCAAGCGAACCAAGTACTGTAATTGCAGCATTCAACCCCAAGATAGTAGATTCTTCCGCGAATATGGAAATCTATGAAGAAGGATGTCTTTCTTTTCCTGGATTATTTGTAAAGGTGAAAAGACCCATTGAAATACGTGCAAGATATACTGATCATACGGGCAAAACGGATACTTCGAAGTTTTCCGGATTGACTTCTCGCGTGTTTCAGCACGAATATGATCATCTCAATGGAATAGTTTACACACAAAGAGCAAATATGTTCCACGTTGAACAAGCAAAAAGGCAAATGAAAAAGCTGGATAGATTAAGGAGATCTAATGCGAAAAAAAGAAAAGTGGTGTTTGTATGACAAAAAAACTGAATAAAAATAAAGTAAGTTATGAAGATTGTGTTGGCGTAGTTTCTGAAGATATGCCGGCAACTTTGTTTGATAAACAAGAAGAAGAATGGAAAACCCAATGGAAGGGAATGCCGGAGTACGAGCAGAATAACAATCCATCTTATAAGACGATATATGTCCACTTCAGAAACAAAGAAGATTTTGATGAATTTTCCAAGAAGTATTCGTCACAAATCGATTCCGAGCAGCATATTAATGTAAAAACAAAAAGTCTATGGTATCCGCATTTGGATAGAGATGCAAATTCTCTCAAGAGATGGATTGAAAATGACTAATCCATCATATCCAGTATACATCATATCTAAAGGTCGTCATGAATCTATGATCACCTCCAAGTCACTTGCACGAATGAAAATGCCACACTACATTGCTATCGAGCCACAAGATGAGGACAGCTACGAGAAGTCTCTTGATCACTTCGACATCCGCAAGTATGTGACTCTATTGGTCGTGCCGTTTAGCAACCATGGCAAGGGGCCCGGTCCAGCAAGAAATTTTTGTTGGGATCATTCTATTTCTCTGGGAGCTAAAAGACATTGGGTTCTTGATGATAACATTTCAGATTTTTATAGATTGCACACCAATGAAAGAATAAGAGTTGAGACTGGAGCCATATTTCGTGCTTCAGAAAATTTCGTAGATCGTTATGAAAATGTTCCAATATCCGGATTTCAATATAGATTTTTTATAGCCCCCAATGCTAAACGTCCAGCATTTATAACAAACACTAGAATATATTCGTGTTTATTGATTGAGAATACTTGCAAACATAGATGGAGAGGAAAATATAACGAAGACACTGATCTTTGTTTGCGGGTTCTAAAAGATACAACTGGTCCCTATAGATATTGTACCGTTCAATTCAATGCGTTTCTGCAGGGTAAAGCAGCTACACAAACAGTGAAGGGGGGTAATACGGAAGAATTCTATCATAAAGAAGGTGCATTGGACAAAAGTAAGTGGCGCGATGGTGTAATGAATCCGGAAGGAACTATAAACAAATCAAAAATGCTTCACGATTTACACCCTGATGTAACTAGAATCGTTGAGAAATATGGCCGTTGGCACCATCATATTGATTACAATAAGCATTTCAAACAACAACTAATCTTGAAAAAAGATGTGAATTTAAATAAAATCCCTAAAATAAACAATTATGGGATGATCTTAATTAAGGATTTCGTGTCTAACCCATTGAAAAATAAAGGTAATTTAGGAGTTGACAATAAGATCATTGTATAGTAATATAGTTATATGATGAACTTTCGCCCTACCGTTGCTCAATTCAAACAGGACGCGATGCACCTAAATCGCGTATTGTTTTCAGAATCCTTGAATTTCAAGAACATTATATTAGATATTGATGATGATCTTCGAGCAGAATGGGGCTACTGCGTTCCGGAAAATCATAAGATCATTCTAGGAATTGCCAGCAATTTTCCTAATGAATTGATATATCAAGAAACTTTGAAACATGAGCTAATTCATGTTTTTCAAATCCAGAAATTGCACCGTGAGCCTGATCATGGTTCTACTTTTCGCAAAAAGGCGAAAGAAGTAGGACTTGACAATTTGCTCCTTTAATAGTAGTATAGCTATATGAATACTAATGATCAAATTGCTCGCATGAATGAGTTGGACAAACTTGCGAAACTCCTTGCGACAGAAGATGTTCTTATTGAACACAAGAACGTTCAAACTGCATCATTTGACACAAAACATCGTGTCCTTACTCTACCAACATGGAAAAATGTCAGTAAGACTTTATATCACATGCTTATTGAGCATGAGATTGGTCATGCTCTTTATACGCCATCAAAAGAATGGATCCAAACAGTTACAGAAAATGTAGGCATTCGTGACATTCTCAATGTTATTGAAGACGCACGAATTGAACGTCTGATCAAGGATAAGTATCCGGGCACGCGAAGAGATTTTCGCGAAGGATATAAACATATGTTTGACAGTGATTTTTTTAAAATCAAAAATCGTAGAATGTCAAGTTTTCCTTTGATTGATCGTATCAATCTTTATTATAAATTGGGCGATCATATCAAGATTCCATTCACACACAAAGAAAAACTGATTATTGGTGAAATAGATAAGCTGGTGACATTTGAAGACGCAATTGCCTTAGCAAAGCGTCTCACCAAACTTATCATGAAAGCGAATGATTTTTCTGAATCCCTTGAAAATGATGAGACTGATGAGACTGATGATTCCGACTCTACACCTGAGTCAATTGAAGTCTTACCAGATAGTAATACACCTGTAGGAAATATTATCGATAACGAAGTAGATGATTCGAAGAATGATAGCTCAACAAGCTATGAACCTAAAAACGATGATTCAGTTAACCAATCTCCAATCACAGATTCTGAAACGATTAAAGCATTAGAAAATGCGATGAATAGTATCATCGATCCTAGTGATCGCGTTAATAATATATATTATCGTGCCGAGGCACCTAAGAATTGGCAGACATATATCGTTGACTATGCCACAGTTTTGGCAGAAGTTAGAAATAATAGTGACCTTTCGATGGGAATTGCTGCGTTTAATAAATTACGCAATACTTCTAATCGTGTTGTCGATTATATACTGAAAGAGTTTCAAGTTCGTAAGGCGGCGGATCAATATGTTCGCACTCGCGAATCTAAGACTGGAGTGATCAATCCCGCTCGTCTATATGCATATCGAATGTCTGATGATATTTTTCGCCGAGTTAGTATTTCTCCAGATTCTAAAAATCACGGCATTGTGATGTTTGTTGATTTTTCTGGATCTATGCGTGATAATATGAAAAACACAATTGAACAGCTAATCAATCTAGTGTTATTTTGTCGTAAGGCGAATATTCCGCATCGTGTTTATGGCTTTACTGATGCTGATATTGATATTGATATGCCTATTAATAATGAAAAGAAAAGGTATAATCACACACTGACACCCAACCCTTTTATGAAAATTATTGAACTTTATCATGAGTCTATGAAACTAAATGAATTCCGTGATATGACCTCTGCTCTTATGATCCAGTTTGATTATAACTTAAACCAAAACCTCTCGGCCAGATGTAAATATTTTAAATTAAATACCACTCCGCTAGACTGTACTATTTTGATCGCGCGGCCTCTGCTAAAAATGTTTAAGAAGCAAACTAACACGCAAATCATCAGCACTGTGTTCCTCACTGACGGGGAATCGTCTGGTACATTTTTCGTGGATAATACACGCCCCTCTTCGCAATTGGGAACTGAACACGAAGATAGGTCAGTTAAAACTTTTTTCAGAAATCGCAATCAAGTAATTTACGATCCTGTTCACCACAAATATTATATCAATAATACAAACTATGAAAACTGGCGCGAATTCTCACAATTTGCCACTAGCACTCTTTTGAAAATTCTAAAGAGTGATGGTTATCACACTATCGGATTTCGAATTGATAAAGCATCTAAAATCAAAGCAAAAATTCACACATTTTATAATCAAATTAAAAATATTGAATCTGTTCAAAAGGAATTTAAAAAAAATGGGTGTGCTACGGTATTCGATGTTTGTGGCTATGATGAGCTTCATATGATTAATAATATTGATTTTAGTGATAATAACGATGAGGGTGATGAATTTTCTTTCGAAATCAAAGAAAATGCGACTAAGGTGCAAATTAAAAAGGCGTTCATCGAAGCACGAACTGATAGAATCAATTCAAGAATTATATTAAACAATTTCGCGAAAAGAATATCTACTTGACAATAACGCCGTCTCGTAGTAGTATTAATATAGTAATCCACTAAGGAGCAAAAACGTGAATAATATTAGTGAAAATGGCATGAAGTTTCTTGAATCTGCAGTTAAGAAGTTTGGTTATAAGCCATATAAAAATAAAGATATGTTGTCCTGGATTGATAATCAATCAACGATTGTTCGGCGTGATTGGCATTGGATCTTTAATCCCAAATATAAGGTTTCTCGTGGCCTTTATAAATTGCCTTCGCTCACTACTTCTAATGAGCCTAAATTGTCGGCTACAGTTATCCCTATTAATAGAGAATACATTAAGCCTGTTGCGCCTAAGTTTGATCCAAATGCAGTTTCCGAATATGATCATGCTAATATTCCCAATAGTGATCCGTTCTACGTGCCGTTTGGTGAATTCAAGGACTTAGAAAAAATAGTTCTCTCTAAAGAGTTTTTTCCAATTTTCATTTCAGGTCTGTCTGGCAATGGTAAGACATTCATGGTTGAACAGATTTGCGCGAAGACCAAAAGTAAGTTGGTTCGCGTTCAGATGTCCCGTGAAACTGATGAAGACGACCTTATTGGCGGATTCCGTCTCATTAATGGTGAAACTAAGTTTATGAAAGGACCTGCCCTTCTAGCCATGGAACTTGGTGCAATTCTACTCATTGATGAAGCTGATCGTGCTGATGCTGGTAAAGTTATGTGTTTGCAAGGCATTCTTGAAGGAAAGGCATATCACGTAAAGAAAACTGGTGAAGTTATAACACCCATGCCAGGTTTCAATGTTATTGTTACAGCTAACACTAAGGGTAAAGGCTCTATGGATGGACGATATGTTGCTGCGTCCATTCTCGATGACGCTTGGCTGGAACGATTTCCCATCACCATTGAGCAGGAATATCCTAAGAATTCTATTGAAACAAAGATTCTTCTTGGATATCTTTGCTATGATCGGGTATGCGATGAAAATGATAAGAAGTTTGTTGATAATATTATCGCATGGGCTGATATTATTCGCAAGACGTTTGAAGAGGGTGCGATTGATGAAGTGATTTCCACTCGCCGTCTTGTTCATATCATTCGTACATATCGCATGTTTGATGACCGTATGCGGGCTATCAATCTTTGCATCAACCGTTTTGATAAGGAAACGAAGTCCTCGTTCCTTGAACTATACGCCAAAGTCGATCCGACTGTGGCTACCCAGACTCAGGCTATTGATCCTAATGTCACAACGACGTTGGATCCAATGGCTTTGAGTATCGATCCTACAACTACATCACATACTGTGCCGTAATTGTAAGATTGATTTTTTTAAAATAACTAGAGGTGTAAATATGACTAATCGTAAGACTAAGACTCAGCGCGTTCTTAATTTCTTGAAGACTGGTGGCGACATTACTGAAGGCCAGGCTTCAACTCGCTTCGGCATTGCTAACCTAAGTGCGATTGCTTCTCAGCTTCGCTCTCAGGGTTATGCGGTGTATAACAACCGTAAGACTCTTGCCAACGGTAACCAGATTTCTGTTTATCGTTTGGGCACGCCGTCTCGCGCAGTTGTCGCTGCGGGCTATCGCGCCCTCGCTGCTTAATACCTAGGCAGTAGATAAATTTGGGGGGAACGTTTGCTCCTTTTCGTTCCCCCCTTTTTTTTATTTTACAAATTATATAAATTGATGTTTTCATAATAACACTACAGTGCATTATATATAATAAAGAAGTAAGTTTGACAATATGATGGGAGAAGGCGATGGAAATATCAATTAGCGTTGAAGAACTTCGTAAGAGAAAATTATTTATTGCTACCCCCATGTATGGTGGAATGTGTTCAGGAATGTACACTAAGTCTTCTACGGATTTAGCTATACTAGCCACCAAATACGAAATCAATTGCAAATTTTATTACTTGTTCAACGAATCTCTAATTACTAGAGCAAGAAATTATTTGGTTGATGAGTTTCTTCGTTCTGATGCCACACATTTAATGTTCATTGATTCTGATATTGCGTTTGATCCAAACGACGTATTCACATTGACTGCCTTAGCTGATGCTAACTCAGATAAAGATGTAATATGTGGCCCGTATCCAAAGAAATGTATTTCATGGGAAAAAGTGAAACGCGCAGTTGATGTTGGTTTTGGTGATGCTAATCCTCAGAATCTAGAAAACTACATTGGTGATTATGTATTCAATCCTACTCAAGGTACATCAGAAATTGCTGTTGATAAGCCTGTAGAAGTTCTAGAAAGTGGTACAGGATTTATGATGATTCAACGGAAAGTTTTTACTAAGTTTCGCGAATCATATCCACATCTAGCATATCTACCAGATCACATTAGAACAGATCATTTCGATGGCTCTCGCGAAATACATGCTTATTTTGATTGCGTAATTGATCCAGAAACTAAAAGATATTTGTCTGAAGATTATATGTTTTGTCAGTATGTCAGGAATATGGGAATGAAAGTTTGGTTGTGCCCGTGGATGAAACTTGCACATATGGGCGCATATGTATTTGCTGGTAGTTTGATTGACCTAGCGCAGTTGGGCGTATCAGCTACAGCGGATGTTGAAATGTTGGGTAAAACTAAAAAATTAGAGGGCAAAATAGGTATTGACAAACACACAGTAACATAGTAACATAATGTTTGATGATGTGAATATTGGAGAAGTCTATGAAATTATCAGAACAAACTAATGAAATCCTAAATAATTTTGCTTTTATAAATTCTAATATGTTGTTTCGTCGAGGAAATAAACAAAGAACAGTCAATCTAGCAAAGAGCGTCTTGGCTATTGCTAATATCTCAGAAGAATTTCCTCGCGAATTTGCCATTTATGATTTGAGTCAATTTCTAGGAATTCTACGTACATTTGAAGATCCGGATCTAAATTTTACTGATAAGAATATTAAAATTACAAATGGTGGCAATGCTACAGCGTACTACACTTATACTAATAAAGAATCCATCATTTCCGCGCCTGATAAGGACATCAGCCTAACTTCTACTGATGTTGATTTTAATCTCGATGCAGAAGCTCTAAGTGGTGCGCTAAAGGTATCTAGTGTTTTGGAACTTCCGGAAATAGCTTTCGTGGGTCGTGATGGTAATATGTATCTTTCAGCACTGAATCACAAAGATACTAGTTCTCATTTATGGGAACGGCTTGTAGGCAAGTCTAAAAATAATTATTCCATGATTTTTAGAACTGAGAATATCGTAAATATATTGAAACGCGACTACGAAGTTTCCATTTCATCCAAGGGAATTTCAAAGTTCACTTCAAAGACTGGTGATATTACATATTATATTGCTATTGAAACAACCAGTAAGTATGACACATAATATAATTTCTGCGTAGTATTTTATATAACGCAGAGGGGGTGGAGAAATATTAAGTCTTCTCGCGATCCCTACTTTCATGTGTAATGTATCGGAAATTATATGTCAAAAATGCTATGGTGTGAAACTTATCGACCGAAGAAGGTTTCAGAATGTATTCTTCCTTCAGAATTAAAAACCACCTTTCAAAAATTTGTCGAAGATAGATTTATACCTAATCTTCTTTTGAACGGAACATCTGGAGTAGGAAAAACTACAGTTGCTCTTGCTATGTTGGATGAGCTTGGGTGTGATCACATTATATTAAACGGTTCTTTGAACGTGAAGATAGATACTCTTCGAACTGATGTTCGCAATTATGCTAGTTCTATTTCTATGATGGGAGGTAGAAAGTACATTATTCTAGATGAAGCGGATTATCTGAACGCGGAACACGTTCAGCCCGCACTTCGCCATTTCATGGAAGAGTTTTCCAAAAATTGTGGATTTATTTTTACTTGCAATTACAAACATAAGATTCTTGATCCCATTCATTCAAGATGTTCAGTTATTGATTTTAAGATCAATGGCAAACAAAAGTCACAACTAGCAAATGAGTTTCTTGTAAGAGCCTGTTATATTCTTAAAAACGAAAATGTAGAATATGACAAGAAAGTTGTTGCTGAAGTTATTACAAAGTATTTCCCAGACTGGCGTAGAACTATAAATGAGCTTCAGAAATATTCAGCATTAGGAAAGATTGATGTTGGTATTCTTTCTCAGGTTGTTGACTTTGATATAAAAAAACTCATCACACATTTACGCGAAAAGGACTTTGTTGAAGTGAGGAAGTGGATTGCAGTAAACTCCGCTTCCGAAACAAATATCCTATTTCGTAAAATCTATGATACAGCCCACGATTATATGAAGCCAGAATCCATTCCACCATTGGTATTGATTCTAGCGGACTATCAATACAAAGCTGCATTTGTTGCTGATCATCAAATCAATCTAGCAGCCGCTATGACGCAGATTATGATTGACTGCGAATTCAAATAAAATAAGTCGCAGGAGATTGTGATTATGTATAATAGGCAACAAAAAAAGAGGAAAGAATCATTTAAATACGTTGATGCCTTATCGTACACTAAAGAAGACGTAATGCGAAATACTCCTAATGATGATTTAGCCCAAAGGGGCTATATTCCATTCGTGACTAATAGATCGCTATCATATCATCAAGATTGTGTTCTTTATGCTAATGAAATGAACATGCGCCCCCATTTGGACAACCTCCTTCAGTTTGATTATTTTATAAATACTATAAGAAAAAGAAAGCGATATGCTACGTGGGCTAAACCCGAAGCTGATTGTGATCTTGATCTAGTTATGGAATATTTTGGTTATAGTAGAATAAAGGCAGAGATGGCTTTATCTATTTTATCTACCCAAGATATCTCTGAAATATATAAAATAGCAGATAAGGGTGGAATACAAAATGAGCAACGAAAACATAATAAAGGATCTGATTGAAATAAAGTTAAAAATGCCGGAAGACTTCTTGAAAATTAGAGAAACACTTACACGCATCGGCGTATCTCCAAAAAATGAAAAGCGACTCTATCAGTCTTGTCATATTCTGCATAAACAAAAAAGATATTTCATAGTTCATTTCAAAGAATTGCTTGCCTTAGATGGCAAAACGACTAACTTTTCAGACGAAGACAGGCGGCGCCGCAATACTATAACCAATCTCCTGTTGGAATGGAAGCTACTTGATGTAGTAAATCTAGATCAAATAAAAGACAAAGCATCGTTATCTTTAATAAAGATAATTCCATTCAAAGAAAAGGTTGAGTGGCAGTTATATACCAAATACAATATAGGGCACAAGAAAATTTATAACGGAAATGATGCTGAACAAGATTATAGAAAATGAAGACAAATTTTGAAAAAGTATCGGACTTTATGAAATCATGTGATCAAGAGGTCAATGTTATACCCACAATTTCAAATATTAAAACTCGATCTCTTAGAATAAGTTTGATTGAAGAAGAATTTAATGAATTCAAAGAAGCAATAGATAATGGAGAGCTAATTGACATCGCAGATTCGCTATCTGATTTATTATACGTCGTTTATGGAGCAGGTCACTCTTTTGGCATTGATCTTGACAAATGTTTTAATGAAGTACATCGCTCCAACATGAGTAAACTTGTTGATGGCAAGTGTGTAAAAAATGAACACGGCAAAGTGATGAAGGGCCCTTCTTATAGCCCACCCAATCTTAGTAAAATAGTAGATGAAGATGTTTTTGGTTATATGCCATCAGAATGGGAACCTTAGACAAATAGTTATTGACAATCGGAAGTAGATATACTATATTATATTATGTGAGCTGTCGAAAGAGGCTCACATTATAATCTCGCTAATTTGAGGAGAAAACAAATGAAAACACAATACACAAATATTTTCGACTTCGACCGAGGCTTCATTGGCTTCGAGGACGTTTTCAAAAGACTAGAAAACATGGCAACAACTAAAAGTATGTTGGGATATCCGCCATATAATATTCGTAAAGTTGATGATAACGGATATGTTATTGAACTCGCTGTTGCGGGCTTTTGCAAAGATGATATAGAAGTTATTCTAGAAGACGGCGTTCTAAAAATTACTGGTAATGCAAAGAGTGGGCCATCCGATGATTTCCTATTCAAAGGAATTGCTGAAAGGCCTTTTACTCGTTCATTCACCTTAGCTGAAACAGTAGAAATCAGAAGCGCGGATCTAGTTAATGGCATGTTGTGTATTTGGCTGAAAAACATTATTCCAGAATCAAAGAAGCCAAGAAAAATTAACATAGGTGATAGTGATGACACAAAATCGCATAAATCTAAAAAGTTTCTTACTGAAGATCAGTGAAATGAGTAAAAGTTAAATCTATATTATGTGAGAGGGGGGTTATAGCCCCTCTCTTTTGTTTTATAAATATGTCAGAATTATTGCAGTTAATGGTGTTTTATGATTGATGCATCGAAACTAAAACTTTGTATGCCCGCAGCAAAGATGGAAAATATAGTCAAATATATTGATTATATTTTAATAACTGCTGTTGAGAATAGCATAGATACCACAGCAAGATTAGCTGCGTTCATAGCCCAAGTTGGGCACGAATCTGGTAATTTTGCTAGAATAGAAGAGAATTTAAACTACAGCACAGAAGGATTATTAGCAACTTTCAAAAGCAGATTTACACCAGAAACTGCATTGCAATATGCTCGCAATCCAGAAAAGATAGCAAACTATGTTTATGGAAATAGATTAGGTAATGGGTCAGAAGCATCTGGCGATGGTTGGAAGTATCGCGGTCGAGGATTGATTCAAATTACAGGTAAAAGTAATTATTACGAATGTGGAAAGGGGTTGAGTGTTGACTTAGTATCAGATCCTACACTTTTATTGAATCCAGAATTTGCGTGTCGGTCTGCTGGATGGTACTGGAATAGAACAAATTTGAATCTTATTGCAGATCGGGGCGACATAAAAGAAATAACTAAAAAGATTAATGGTGGTTATATTGGGCTACAAGATAGAGTAGATAGATATAACCTCGCGTTGAACTCATTATGACGACTTTTCATAACAAAGATTATCTTAGTGTTACGCCCAAAGAAGATGAAGACACTTGGATAAGAAACACATGGAGGCCTGTAGTTGCGTGGACATACATTGTGACATGCAGCATGGACTTCGTTGTGTTTCCCATACTTTGGGCGATATATCTTGTGCTTGCAAAAGCTCCCATAATTCAATGGGACCCCTTGACATTGAAGGGTGCTGGACTGTATCATTTAGCTATGGGTGCTATTCTAGGTGTTAGCGCCTGGAGTCGCGGGCGTGAAAAGATTGCAATACTAAATCATCAAGCTGGGATTGACAATAGTACGGAAGAAGATCAAAGGAAATAGATTATGAGCAATGTGATTGGTATTAGACTTATAAGTGGTGAAGACGTTATTGCTAAAATTGAAAATCTAGGGACGAAAATAAAACTAATAAAGCCAGCAATTTTTGGTATGACGCAAGGTCCAGATGGCCGAGCGCAACCAGGGCTAGCGGATTATCTCCCCATGGCAGATAAAAAAGAAATCATTATTGACGAAAAACATATTTTGTTTCAGTATGATTTAAAAATTGAATTATACAATGCATATACTTCTATGTTTGGTTCCGGATTAGTTATTCCAAAATATGCGAGTGCTTTAGACTTTACTAAGCCTCTAGTATAAAGTATAATACACTTATGAAGTTCTATACAAGCGCAGTTGAATCTGACAATAAAATCCTTTTGCGAGGCTATGAAAATGGTCGATCATTTATGCGTAAGATTGCGTATGAACCTATTCTTTATGTTCCAAGCCGAAAAGAGTCTTCTTGGAAATCAATCAATAATCAGTCTGTAGAACCTATTAAATTTGAAAACATAAAAGAAGCAAAACAATTCATAAAGCAGTATGAAGATGTTGAAAATTATCAAATATTTGGATTCCCGAGATTTGTATATTCTTTTTTAAATGAAGAATACCCCGGAGAAATACAATATGATAGAGATTTGATTTCAGTAGCAACTATTGATATTGAAGTTGCGTCTAATAATGGATTCCCCAGGGTTGAAACTGCTACCGAAGAGGTTACAGCAATAACACTAAAAAAGAATAATGTATTCTACACTTTTGGTTGTAGAGAATACACATCAACTAGATCAGATGTAAAATACATTCGTTGTCGTAATGAAAAAGAATTATTAGAGTCATTTCTTATTGAATGGTCTAAATCTTATCCAGATATCGTAACTGGATGGAGCATTAGATTTTTTGATATTCCCTATCTTTTTAAAAGAATGAGTATCGTTCTGGGTGAAAAAGAAGCAAAGAAACTTTCTCCATGGGGACAAGTTTATAAAAACACAGTTTCATTTATGAATCGCGATAACACCACAGCTACGATAATTGGTGTCTGTACGCTAGACTATTTGGAACTCTATCGTAAGTTTACCTATGTACAACAAGAATCTTATAAACTAAACAACATCGCACATATTGAACTTGATGAAAGAAAGATAGACTATTCTGAATATGAAACTCTACACAACTTATATTTAAAAGACTTTACTAAATTCATTGATTACAACATTAAGGATGTTGATTTAGTTGACAAACTAGATGATAAGATGAAACTTATTGATCTAGTATTTGCGCTTGCGTATGACGCCAAAGTAAACTTCGATGACACATTCATGCAAGTTAGAATGTGGGATACGCTTATTCATAACCATCTCTTTAAAAAGAACATCGTCATTTCAGCTACATCTGCTAAAAACGAAAAAAATTCTGCATACGAAGGTGCATATGTAAAGAATCCACAAGTGGGATTACATAAGTGGATTGTGTCTTTTGACTTGAATAGTTTGTATCCACATCTGATCATGCAATATAACATTAGCCCAGATACCATTACAGATAAGTTTAAGAGGATCACTATTGATCAATTCTTGAATAAATCTTATGATTTGCCTATCATAGAAAATCATAGTCTTGCTCCAAATGGTTGGTATTTCTCAAATAAGCATCAGGGGTTTTTGCCGGAGTTGATGCAAAAAATGTATGATGATCGCGTTCTTTAT